ATTTTTGTATTCTTTTTTTTTATGAAAATCTAATAATTCTATGTTCCATCTTTTTATAAATGTATTATTGTAATGATTGAATATATTGTCATTATTATGGGTTTGATTTTGTGCTTCCATCATTATTCTTCATATATTGTGTAATCTTTATCTTCTTATCAATTTTTTTATATTACTATCTCCTTTTTTTACCACCAGTTAGTATTTGTTTATCAACTTCATTTTCTGGACTACTTACAGGTAAATCAGTTGATTCAAACGTCTTTTGCGTATCAACATTAAATTCTGGCGCGCCTTCCATATGTATAGGCACGGCTTCAACAACAGGTGTATTTATAGCGACAGCCGTTGCCTCTGGAATAATACCAGGTGTTAGATTATCTTTACTATTTAATTTATATGATTCAAACAAAGGAGTAAAGAAAAACATGATTAAAAATATTACAAAAGATATTGCCGTTACAGTATTGCCAAAATACGTATTTGCTCCAGATATAATATAGTATGAAACAATCAACATGATTAATTTAGATTTATATTTGAGAACATCTGCGATGGAATTTTTAAAACTATATTTGGTTGGTTTATTATAAGTTTTTACATCTTCTGCCTTCATAAATAATGGAAGAGCAAAACAATATATAATCACAAATACTGAAATAAATGGATATACAAAGGCAAACCCCACAAAAATCGTGAATAATATAATTAAAATAACATATATAATTGTGGTAAATATATTTATGCCTGAAAAAATACTTCCAGGTTTCCATTTTTTATGTTGGTCATCATTATATATTTCATCTTCTGATGAACTTGATGAAAACATATTCGTGAAATATCCAATTGGATTTGTAAAAAGAGACGAAATTGTAGAATTCTCGCGTGTGCTGAATAACCATTTTAAATTTGTGAATAAACGAATAATTATATTGGCAAAATTTATAAAAAACATCAACATACACCAAAATATAAATAAAAATGGTGCTATAAAAATATTAACAGACTCGGTAAAAATTGAACCAAATAATTTATAAAATGTTTTGTTTAGTTGTAAATTTGTTGCTAAAATATCTTGTAAAACACTACAAAAATACAATAAATAAACATTTTTATATTTTATATTTCTTAAATACCCAAATAAACCACTTTCGAGTATTTTATCATTTTCTTCTTTGGAAAATTCTAATTTCGTGGAATAATTTTTATCACCACCCATTTTTACATTATTAATGCTGGTTTGAATATTGGTTGGCATGTTTTTATTGTCTGGAATAATATCTGTATATGGATAATACTTGGTATTTACTGGGACAACATTGGATAAAAATGCTTTGTTACTGTATACTATACCAGTTCCAACCCCTATAATAATTGCCAAAGTAATTAATTGTCTAAATAAATATACACCATAATTATAAGTATTTTGAAAATTTATTTGATCAGGTTTCGTTTCTTGTTTTTTTTTATCAATTTCTGATGTCTTTGATTGATTACTTTTACTCATATAATTATTTAATATTATATTTTCCTTGAATTTACCAAAACTCAAAATATTTTTTCTCTAGTTATCATAAATGAAAATAAATTTATTATTATACGGATTCATTATAGTTTTGTCAGTTGTCATCCTTTTTTACTGGACCGATTCTTTATTTAAAAACAATTATATTCAAGAGGCTTTTTCAAATATATCACCCATTCAAGAAGGTCCCGATACCACGCATAGTGTGAATTTACCAAACCCTGCTTTTAATAAATACACCTGTAAAAATATTTGCGGTCCACCTGGACGTTGTCGCATAACTGGTGAAGACTGTGTATCTGACGTGGATTGTTATGGTTGTGTCCCTCCACCAATTTATAATCGTGAAATAAAAGATCAAAAAACCAACATAAAACCAGTCATGAGTACATTTTCAAAAGATATTACTAAAACCGCTTCTGATATTGATGCTGGTGCTAAACCAGCAAAATATAATATGGGCGTTGACATGTGGAAATCTGATTTTGATTTAGAAGAAAATATTTTTAAAGAAAAATATTATCCGTCGGGTGATTTAACATTTCTTATGAAATATCCAGTAAGAACCACCTTTAGTGGTGAATTTTTAGATGACGGAGCGTACGCGTTTAACGCATCCACATAAGAAATACAACGATCAGTAACAGATTCACTCGTGACATATTTTCTTTTATTTTAAAAAAAAACAATAATATATATGTAATCATCAATTTTTCATATTCATTACCAAACTTTTCTAACAATAAACTAAAATTCTCGTCTTCATTATCATCATCCTGAACCTCATCCTCCTGTGAAATATTATATATATCTATATTACTTTCAGCATTTGATTCTTTATCACTATCCTCATTTATTTCTGGAATTATACAAGATTTCGCATGATTATTAAACGATATTTTAGTATAAAACAACTTATTACAATTTTCGCATTCCAAAGGATTTTCATTTATTTTATGTTTATCTGTTTTTAAATGCTTAATAAAACTATTTCTTAAGGGCGTATAATAACTACATGTTGTACATGTATATAAATTCGTATTTGGGTCTTTCAACAAAATGTCATCATTATTGAATTCAATTGTTGTCATTTTATATGATATTGTCTGAATATAATAATATAATTAGTAAAATCTTTTTATATTATTTATTTTGTATTTGTATTTATTTGTATTTATTTGTATTTATCTGTATTTATCTCTATTAAGTAGCATACATTAAACCGCAGTTTCCGCCAACAAAAGTCACCATATTAATTCGTTCCTCAAAAACCACCAAATTAAAATTATAATCATATATTCTCCAAGTAGGTTTATTAATTCCTATAATTTGTCCCGACTCGGGATCACATATTGTAAGTGATTGAGCATATGGGTCAAGCGATGGAACGATCGTATTTAATTCAAATTCAATAGTTGTAAAACGACTCATATTAATCGCTCCTGATGGCTGTAAATCAAATGGTGACGTATTCATACAAAAATTATAGACATATAAACCATCTGGAGCATTACCAGCGGTTCGTGTGTATTTTTCTATATAATTATATACACCAACGGGCTGTGCGTTTTCACGATATGAACCGTCCAACAATAAAGCCATCGATATTAATATATTTTTTTCATTTTCTAAATTATAATTTCCAGTTAATAACCATCCTGTTAATTTACCGTCCGAATTTACGCCTGGACCTATATATACAACGGTTGTTGTACCGTCAGGGTTTGTCCGAGTAATTTGATAATCTCCACTTGTTGATGCTGGTATTAAATCATACGGCAAATAATTATATGGCCAGTTGGTATAATTACTCCACTCATTGCGCAAATTAGCATCACTTCGTTGCATATAAAATGTATAATTTGAAATCATACCAATCGAATTCAATTGTACTTTATTTGATCCCGTCACATTATAAAAAATATCTTCTCGCACTTGTCTAAATAAATATTTTTGTTCATTCAACGCAAATATACGCGATTCCGCATTTGATAAAAAACAATATGTACAATTCAAATGAACATCCGCATTCCATAATGTCCTCGTGTCTGTATATGAACTTACTCCTAGAGCAACATCTGGTGGTGTCTGTAAAAAACGGTAAAACTGCATATAATATAAATTAAAATTTGGTGCTATATACGGATAATTATTTTCGCTATCCATGACATCACGTATTTGAAACAACTCCTGTATCGGTCTCATGGTAACATTTATTTGTAATTCATTGTATTGTAAAGCCACTAAAGGGAATGCCATCTGAGTCTTCATAGTAAACCATGAATTTAATGGAATATATAATGTTCTACCACGAATTGACGGTTCCGCGCCTGCTGGATTTGTCGTATAATATGCGTTTGGATATGAATTCACACGACTACCCGAATTTGCCGGATTATTTAATTCAGGAACATTTCCGGTCATCTTATCGAAAAGCGCCTTCTTTTCCGCGGAAAAATCACGCTGTGCCATCGCAAGTATATAGGCACCCGAATATTCTTGTAATGTTTGATTCCCACAAGTAATTGTAATTCGCGAAATCATTTGTGCACCAATATTTTCGATCCATTTGAATTCATATGGTATCCACGCCCCAGTATTATTTTCTGTGCTAGTGGCATCGGTATCTGGTGGGAATATAGGACTCCATATATTAGGTAAATCTACGCTCAAATAACAATCCATTAAAAGATCCGCATAACGCTTTACTTTAAATGTAAAATTTGATTCTTCTGATAAACGTAATGTTCTAGCACCTTCAAAATCAAGTCTAAATTTTTGTAATGAAAAATTAGTATATTTATGATATGTTGATTTAAAAAATGTTTTACTTGGATTACCTGTTAAAACAATATCTTGATTACTTGCCGAAACCAATTGTATTAATCCTCCACTCATTTATCTATTATATTATAGTAATAAATTTATATTTAACTGATTTTAAATATTTTTATTAATTTTATTATAGTTTTTAAATACTTTAATAATTTTAAAATACTTTTATTAGTATATATTAGATACTACTAAAAGATGGATAATATAAAAGAATTTAAAAAATTATTCAACCGCGATGACATTGTGCCATATATTTTTGGTGCTGTTATGGTAATACTTGTCATTTCATTTGTAGTTTATTATTTATATATGAAAAATTTAATGAGCTCCGAATGTAATTATATGAATGATAAATATGGAAAAATAAATGGAAAAATTCAATCTGTTAATTCAGCAAACCCTAATTCAAAATATACATTAAAAGATTATTATATTAAAACCGCATATAATTGTTGTAGTGGTGGTTCATACAAAAATGATTATGTAAATACCTGTAATTTAACAAATGTTCTTAAACAAGGCTGTCGGGGACTTGATTTTGAAATATATTCAATTAACGATCAGCCTGTTATTGCGACTTCAACGAATGATAGTTATTATATTAAGGAAACATACAATAGTGTTCCTTTTGCCGATGCTATGAAAATCATTATAAATTATGCCTTTTCAGATACGGGTGCGCCTAATCCAAATGACCCCATCTTAATTCATTTAAGAATCAAAAGTAGTAATCAAAAAATGTTTCAAAATTTAGCAAATATATTTGATACTTACGATAAATATTTTATGGGACCTGGCACAAGTTATGAAAGTAGAAAAACCAATTTTGGAAATACAAAATTACTTGATTTATCCAAGAAAATTATTTTAATTATTGATAATAGTAACAAAGCATTTATGGATAATCGTGATTTATATGAATATGTAAATATATTGAGTAATTCTGTATTTATGCGCGCTCTTAGAAATTATGATATTAAAAACACCCCAGATCTTGCCGAATTACAAAATTTCAATAAAAAAAATATGACAATTGCCATGCCAGATAAAGGATCTAATCCGTCAAATCTAAGCGCAGCAGCAGCGAGATTAACTGGTTGTCAAATGATTGCCATGCGTTTTCAACATCATGACGTAAATTTACAAGAATGTGACAAATTTTTTAGTGATGCTGGTTGTGCGTTTGTATTGAAACCAGAAAAATTACGTGACATACCAGTAACTGTTTCTGCTCCAACACCTCAAAATCCAGCGGTAAGTTATCAACCTCGATCAGTAAAAACAAAAAATTATAGTTTTAATATTTAAGGGAATTTCGGGGATTATATAGGGTTCATAAAGGTATAAATATATTATCTCTACATATGTTAGATAATATATCTAGGAAAATATGAATAAACTATGCGATAAAAATATGTCATTTGAAGATTGTGAATTAGTCATTTTACGTTCAGCTGTGGATAAAGCTGAACACATGGTTCGTAAAAAGGCAATTAATTCTCCTGATATCACCAAAATATTAACGATTGTTGAAAATTTTATAAAGAAGAAAAGTTTTATTTGTTATGGTGGAACAGCCATCAATAATATACTTCCCAAACAAGAACAATTTTATGATAAGGATATTGAAATTCCAGATTACGATTTTTTTAGCCCGAATGCGCTGAATGACGCAAAAGAATTGACGGATTTGTATTTCAAAGCAGGTTTCCCCGAGGTTGAAGCGAAATCGGGGGTTCATCATGGAACTTACAAAGTATTTGTAAATTTTATTCCCATCGCTGATATTACCTTGTTACATGTTGATTTGTACAAAAGCATTAAACGTGAAAGTATTAGTGTCGGAGGTATTTTATATGCGCCTGCCAATTTTTTAAGAATGTCCATGTATCTTGAGCTGAGTCGCCCGGCAGGCGATATATCTCGCTGGGAAAAAATATTAAAACGACTGACACTTTTGAATAAACATTATCCGCTTAAAACCGATAATTGTCAGGAAATTAATTTTCAAAGAGAGATGAGCGATGATAAAAAAGAAGCAAAAATTTATGATAATGTGAAAAACACACTAGTGAATCAATCTGTCGTTTTTTTTGGCGGATATGCCATGTCAATGTATGCCAAATATATGCCAAAAGAAATACATCATCAAGTCAAAAAAATTCCTGATTTTGATGTCATTTCTGAAGATGCTGGGTTAACTGCTGAAATTGTGGTGGAAAGATTAAAAGATATTGATGTGAATAACGCGCGTATTGTAGTCAATGAAGCAATAGGTGATGTCATTCCAAAAAATTATCAAATCATGATTGGTAAAGATACGATTGCTTTTATATATGAACCAATTGCTTGCCATAGTTATAATCAAATGACTGTAAAAGGGCAGAAAATAAAAATAGCGACGATTGATACCATGTTGAGTTATTATTTAGCTTTTGTATATGCGGAAAAAAAATACTATAATGTAGATCGTATTTTATGTATGGCAAACTATTTATTTGAACTACAACAAAAAAATAGATTAAGTCAAAGGGGTGTATTGAAAAGATTTAATATTGTTTGTTACGGACATCAAAAAACAATTGAAGAAATTAGGTCTGACAAGGCGCAAAAATTCAGGGAATTAAAACAAGACAGAAGCGGTAAGGAATTTCAAGAATGGTTTTTATCTTATAGACCCGCGGAGATAAAAATCGCAAAAGTGAAAACCAAGAATTATGGAAAACTCAAACACAAATATGTGAAAACATTACGGAGTCAAAATAAGAAAAATGGTAAAACTCGCAAAAATAAAAAGAAACGCGGGTTCTTTTTTTAGATTTCAATGTGTATAACTAAAAAGTTCCAAATAACGTGGTTGTCTTTGATAATATATAATACATGACGCCAAATAAAATACTCGTAAATAAATAACCATAAATATTAATATTTCCATCTTTAAAAAATAAAAAGGGCGCATATTTAAACAATAATCTTTTAAAAATGGGTAATTGAAACAAGAAATATAATATACACAGCAATAACGGAGTCTGTATTTCATCATACATTTGATCCATACTACTCATTCTCTCGTTTTGTTTATTGTATTCGGCTATAATATCCTCATTTTCCTGGTAATCCCTTATATAATCTTGCGACTCACTTGGGGCTGGGGGAATATAGTTGGGTTGTATAGATGGATCCTGTACAAGACCATCCGTATTTCTTGGAATATCCCTAGATTGTAGTTGGGTTAAACCAGTGGAACTGGCGTGCTGTAATCCGCTTACTAATTGATTAATGGTAGATTGGTCTAAACTCATTCCAGATGAGGCGGGTTGTTGGTTGTTACCATCAGTAGCAGGCATTCTTTCATTAATAGAAAAAGAAACATTTCCACCGACACTTCCGCCACCAGTTGGATCCGTAGGTAAGTCTAATATACTTGTTGTATCTCCGGACATATTATTATAATATAGTTTGATTATTATAATGATACAAGATACGCAAATCAGTGAATTTATTCATTATCTATTATTTTTTTACTTTTATCGCATTTCGTAGAAACATTTTTATAGGTATAACATTTTTCGCCAAATTTATATACATTGTCGTCTATTTCATCTATAGGAGGTGCCTTGTAAATTACACAGTTTTTACCTTTACAAACTGTTCTAAATAATGTGGCTAAACCTAATCCTAAAATGATGGACATTAATATTCTTCCACTTTCAGTATGTAAAAATTTAGATAGTCTCAACATATATTTACATACGATTATTATTTATAGTTACCTAAAATATTGTTGTTTTGTAATTTTACCGTTGTATTGGGGTTGATTTTATTTTTGATTTATCCGTTGGACATTTAACTTCACTTGCTTGATACGTATAACAATTATCTGCCTTGTCACGGTATTGTACACTACCGCTATTTTCTGGTGTCGGATACATATAAACCTCTTTTAAATCTGGACCCATAATATATACAAAAAAAAGACCAAATGCTAAACTACATAAAAACACTGGAATGGATATATATTTTGTGATTGACATTATTTCTATTATATATTATATTATTATTAAAATATTATTTTTTATAGAGATAATGATTCACCCTCTTCAATGACAACCTTTTTCTTTGAAAGATTTTTAGGTTCGCCTTTCCTTGATTTACGAGTCTTGTCTTTTTTACCAGACGACGTTGCGCCAAATTTCATTTTAATAACTCCGGTATCACCTAAAATATACTCTACACTTTCAAAAGAAATTGGTTCTTGAACCAAAATATTCATATTATTTTCTTTATCTACATAGGAAGCGGCATATTTTTCCTCCATGATTTCCTTTAAACGAGGTGTCATGTCTTGATAATATATACGGGCAATATCACTCATAAATTGTTTGTTATGGGTCTTCTTGTATTCATCTGTGTATTTTTTAATATTTGATATATTTGTATACACCTCGGTTTGTATTTTTTTTAAATTATTTTTTTTATCTATATTATCCGTTTTTTCATTCAATAATGACATGTAATATTCTGAACTTTCGATTGTGCCTTTGATTTCATCTTTGATTTCATCAAATTTTTGAACAGCTTGTTCTGAATCTATATATCCAAATAAAAAATCATTCTTATCCAATATGATTTGATGTTTGAATTTCTTTGTTTCTTCATCATTTTCATTCATTAAATTCCGTAAATCATAGGTTATGCCTAAATTGATTTCTATATCAAACGGACAAGGATTTTTTCTGTCCCCACACATTGCTTTCAATACTCTATCAAAATTGTCATTTACTTTGCTTTCAAAAATAGATCCCACACGTCGTTGACAATTTACACATTTAGGGACAATTTTTTTAAATTCAAATCTTTTATCTTTCCAACTTGCGTTTTTACTTTTTTTTAAAAAATCGGATTTATCTTTTTCATAATCATCCTCATATTTTGATTTTAGTTGGTAAAATTTATTTATTGCGTCCGCGAGAGGATTTTCATTGGATTCTTTCTTGGTTTCTTCTATATTTTCTATATCTACGATTTCTGCCATATTACTTATAAATTGGTGATATTTTATTTTTACGCCATTATACACATTTTATACCTTTCGATGTAATAGGGTGTGCTCGTCGTCCCATTGAGGTAATCCGGTGATTAATGATTGTTGTGCTCTTAATTTGGTTTCCTGGTAATTCCGGATTTTTGATAATACATATTGTTGTTTTTCCTGATTTTTTCGTTGTTTTTCAGCAGGTGTTTGTTTTCCCTTGTATTTAAAAAGAAGAATTGTTCCTAAAAGTAGAAAAAAACCAACAGCTAATGATATATTGAATATAATATTGTTGTATTTATTTTTAAATTCGTG